ATCTCTGTCTGCCAAGTCATTAGTGGCATCGACGGCAGACGTTACGGTTCGCGCGTAAGAAACGGCACTACTGGCTGCGTTTGTCAGGGCCGAACCAATCGCCTGCAGCCCGCCGACAATCACTCGGCCGATCTCGATGCCGGCCAGCGTTTGTAAGGATGAGGTCGCACTGTTGGCTTGTTTGCTGAGTCCAGCAAGCAACTTTTCCGTGCGATTCATCCCACTGGCAATGCCCGCCGTGTCGGCGGTGATCTTCATCGCCAAGCCGACTGCTGTTGCCATTACTCACCACGTATCTTTGTCTGAAGTTCCCGCAACGCCGCAGCGATCTGCTCAGGGTGCTGCGGCGGTTTTTCGATCGGTACAAAGTCAGCCGCTTTTGGAGTCTTGCCCTTTGGTGCATATGGAGCCAACTGGCACGCAGCAAGCAGCCCCGTCTGCTCCCAGGCGCTGGGCAATGGCATGAAGTACCTGTGTACCGCCATCCACTCGCTCAACTCCCGAGAGTCCATCTGCTTGCATATCTGCTCAACACTCCACCCTAAAGTTGCGGCCAGCCGAAACAAGAAAACACGGGCTGGCCGCAAATTCAGTTTTTTGCCAATTCCTCAACGTCGGACTCGCTCAGCTTGTTGTGCCGCATGGCTGCTTCCCACAACGTGCTCATCACCTTGGCCGACTTCCTCGCCAGTTGATCAATCTCGTTCTTTGTGAACAGCAACTCTCCGCGATCGTTGCACAGAACCTTCTGCACAAACTTGGCGCGGAAGTTTTCGACGCCGCTGGACTTGTTGACGAGCCAGTCGTTTTCATACGCGTCACGCTCGCCGACGCTCATGACGCGGATGAATACCGAGCCGCCCCACTCCGGCACTTGCACCTCAAGCAGCCCAAGATCGTCGGCAGCTAGGATCTGTTCTTTCGTCAGAGGCATGTTGTTACCCATCAAGGATCTTGAACGTCACGGTGTAACGGGTCACGCCGTTCAACTCAGGCGCAGCGCTCAATCCCTCATAGACTGCCTTGCACGTCAAGTTCGCGCCGCCGCCGCTGATGGTCAGGTCATTCCGCACGCCATAGTTGGCGGTCGTGATGCCAGCCGAGCCGAGGCATGTAAGAGACACGCTGCCGGCATCGTCGGTCCACAGGACGCTGCGGCCCTTCGGCAAAGCGCCGCCGTACGTCCACGCAAGGCCCGTGACCTCCGTGAACGTAGTGCTGCCGAAAGTTGCCGTGATCCCAGTGCTGTACGTTGCCACGGAAGCCTCCGTGGCTTACTCGTACTGGAACTCGGCAGACCCACGCACTACGTCGTTGACGGCCAGCGTGATTGTGCAGCTGCTGCACGTTGCAGAGCCGCTGATAGAAATCGGCCCGCTTACTGTCAGGGTGCCGGTGGCTCCTTGCGAGATCATGCCGGTGCCGATGAACTCAACGGAAACAGACTTTCCGCTCTCGCCGATAGTTCCCTTGAGCGGACGTGACTGAGAAAGAACGGTAGCGCCTGCCGTCTGGCCAAGGTGCGAGATGTCGATCTTGTCACCGGAGCCCTGGTCAGCAATGGTGTGCGTGAGACCGGTGATGGTTCCCGTGAAGCCAGGGAAACTGAACGATGTGCCGCTGGAATCATGGGGCGTCGTAGCCATTCGCTATGTCTCCTGCCACCAAACGTCGTAGGACTGCGTGATCTGATACACCGGCGGGAGATCAGCTCCCGTCAGCGTTACGAAGTCGTCGCTCTCCTGCTCGAGCGACGCCTGCTTCACTTCTGTATTGTTCGACGTTCCGCCGTACCCATCCAGAACGAGCCGCATGGCGTCTGCCACATCCCTGGCTTGCTCGTACGTCGAGCCATAAATGGCAAACTCAACGCTGACACGCGGCACGCCCATAGGGCCGCTGAGCGTCTGTTCGCGACTGATCCCAGATCGCCGCCATGTGACGAACGGCAGCGACGCCGACGCTGGTGCCAGCACTGGATAGATGCGCGAACTCACTAGCGACGTGACGGCCGTGGTGCCTACCAGGGCAGTGCGAAGAACGGCTTCTGGGGACTTGAGGCTCATGATTTTGTTCCTCCAGCCTGGCGGGCCATGTCTTTGTTGGCACGCTCCAGAACCGTTGCCATCTGCTGCTGAAGTACGGAAGTAATCTGCCCGCGAGACTGCTCAAACGCAGCGCGGACCGGAGGCTTTCCAAGTCTGCCGCCAATAGGCATTTTCTTGAGGCTTACGCGTTTCCCGGCTGGAGCAGACTTGAAAAAAGACTTCGGGTAATTGGGAGACTTGGTCACAAGTTTCCCAGCGTTGCTGCCGCGAGAGCCAACCACAATTCGCATTGCGCCGCCGCGCCCGGCGGTTTTGCTTCGGAAGGTAGATGCGTACCTGCCGTCAGTGAATCGCTCCTTTGTGCCAAACTCCAGAAAACCTTGGTGGTATCCCTTGCCACCACGGCCGGCTTCGTATCCAGCCAAACCGTACCCAGGGCTCGCCTTCTTCTTCACCGACTTCTTTAGGTTTCCAGTTGAGCCGCGTGGCGTGATCTGCTTGAGTTTCTTTTCGCCAACCTTGGCGGCAGCATTGAAGGCCGCCTTCATGTACTTGCGCCGAATCGACCTTGGGTAATCTTGAAGCAGCGAGCGGATTTGCTTGATCTGCGGAAACACCACGCCAGTCCCGCGAACAATTCGTGCCATCACGTCACCTCTTCGCAGATGGCGACGTGTTCGCTGCGGTTGCCGTACTCGAGCAGGCTGACGATGTTGAGCGTCCGCGTACGCCAGGCGAAGCGATCGCGCTGCGTCAGGCCAGGCAGATAACGCATCCGCACCCGGTGCGTGATCGTGGTGTCTTGCTGGCCAGCCGCCAAAGCCTCACGGGCCGAGACGCCTTCCACACTGGCCCACACGGCAGACGAGTTGCTCCACGACAGCACCTGCTCGCCGAGGGCGTTCGTCGTGCCGCTGGCGATCTGCACCGTGACGCGCTCGCGGAGCTTGCCGGCGTCGATCATCGGTAGGAGCCCCAGCGTTGCGAGTCGAGCAGCGACTTCACGCCAAACTCAAATTCCTTGGAGATACTGCCGGTGAGCACGCCACTGCGGGCACCGTCGTACCAGTGGCCAACCAGCATCAAGATGGCGTGCCGGATCGCCGCCGGGACGCTCGTGCCGCTGGCCCCGTAGCCGGCCCACCACGTCACGCTGATGGCGTTGTCATCCTGCCGGTGCGGCGTCCACGTGCTGCCGTAAATGGGCAGGATTGCCCCAGGCGTCGCGTTCCGGTCCACCCGATACTCGGCCGTACTGTACGTGCTCGTCGGCCCGGCCTCCTGCGTGAAGGTCACCATGACGGCCGTGGCCGTGCCGCTCATCACCATCGGCGGCCGGGGCAACTCGACCGGCTCAATGCCGCTGTCGGGGAACTTGTCGAACCGCATCACCCACTGGGTGTGCACCAGCGTGCGGTCAAGATACTCTTCGCACCACTCGCGGGCTGCGGTGATCAGCGTGCCGATGTAGGTGTCATCGTCGCTCGTATCCACCCGCAGATGGGCCTTGGCCTCAGCGAGCGTGACGGGCTCAACGGCTGGCGGTGTCTGACGAGTCAGGCTTCGATACTGCACGGCGTCCTCGTCTCCTGGGCGTGGCGTCTGCCGTCTCGGCGTCGTGCTCGATGGCGGCCGTCTCGATCAGCGTCTGCTGGCTGTCCTCGACTGCCACCCGCTGGGCGAGCAGCTGGGCCGCCAGGCCGCCGGCGATCTCCACCACCTGGCCCTTGCGGTAGCCGCGCCACGAGCGGGTGAACTTCAGTTTCCTCATTGCGGGACACTCCATGCAGACTCGGGCCGTTTCAGGGTGTTCGTGAACTCAGTCGCCCACTGGAAAACTGGGCTGCTCAGGTTCTTGCCGGGCCACGTGACCACGTACTCGCCGTGGCCGAGCACGACGCGGGGCGAGACGTAAACCTTGTTCCCGCTCTCGCGCCAGTTCTTCCAGAACCAGATGTCATCATCGACGCGGCCCTCATGCCACGATCCGTCTGGGCCGGGCTTCGACCAGAACCATGGCTTCTTGCACCGCTTGAGTGCGGCCGTGCTGATGACCGTGAGCCCGAAGTGGGCGCTATCGACTTCCTGCACCGGCTCGGCAAACCACGCCTTATCAACCTTGGTGCTGCCGTCCGGTGGCGGGTTGTCCAGCATGCCCTTCAGCGTGAGCATCGGGCGGCCGTCTTCCCTTTTCGTCTGCAGGCCCGTGATGGCGTCACATTGGAACGTCATCGCCAGGGCGAAGAGGTGCTCGATGTCTTCCTTGGTGAAAAACGTGTCGTAGTCGATGGCCAGCAGATACTCGGCCTTGTCGATGAACTGCTCCATCACTCGCGTATTGACTTGGCTCCAGAAGGCCCCAGTGCCCATTGTGGGGCGAATGCCGAGCGGCATGAGTGCCTGAGCCCACGTGAAGTGGTTGGCCGTAAAACTCAACCTGGGCATCGACAGGATGGCTTCGACACGGATGTCAACCTCCGTGCCGCCGACCTTGACCAGCATGGGCACCTCGCAAACGAGAGCGGGCCGCCCCGATTTGGAGCGGCCCGCCCAGTTTGCACATCACGTCAAGCCGTCAGGCTCACGC